GGGTGCATTGAGAGGATCGTTCAGCTCGACCGATCCACCGGCGATGTTGGCGCTGCCGATCAGCTGCCGGAGCCCGTCGAGCATCGCGGTCAGCTGTTGTTTGACGGTTGCTTGATCCGAGGCCAGGGGCCAGCTGCCGGACTCGCCTGACCGTTTGACGATCGTCACTGCTGCGCCATCGGATGCCCACCCTCAGGGTAGCGGCCATGAAAAAGCCCCAGGCCGTCACACCCGGGGCTTGCACCACTCACCGCGATCATCCTATCCCATCCGCAGCTGCGTCTCTCCGAGCACCAGGAACGCGGCAGACCCACTGATCAGCCGCCGCGCCGCCGTCTGCACGCCTGTCCGCGCCAGCAGGATGTCGGCCTCATACCACAAGGCGCCGCCCAGACGAGGATCCCGGCATGGGTTCGCCGTCGGGGCCTCGGCCTGCCGGTCGCGGTGGAGGTAGAACCGTGCCCTGGCTCGGCAGCCCCGGTCGAGCATCATCACCAGCCGCAGCAGGGCCGTCACGTCCTGCTGACCCGCTCGGTAGCTGCGCTCGACGTCGAACTGCAGGGTGCCGCTCCCACGGACGATCGCCTTGACGGCATCGCCGAACGGTTCGGCCAGGGCGCTGGTGTCGGCCGTCGCTGCCTCCTGATCCAGCGTCCATTCCGCCAGCTGTGCCTGGATCCGCCAGCCGATCAGCTCCGCCTCTGATGCGGCGTCCGGGATCGTCGTCAGCACCTCTGCTGGAGCCTCGGGCTCGTCCAGCGGCAGCAGGGCCGCCACCGCCTGGGCCAGCTGCAGCAGCGCCGCCTGGTAGGCCGCAGCAGCAGACCACGGGGCCAGCACGAGGGCACCGAACGCCACGCCCGCCAGGGGCAGCCGGCCGATTGTGCCGCCGTTGACCCCATTGATCTCGCTGTCGTAGAATGCCAGCCGGCCCAGGGTGTCCCGGCCGACGTAGCACGCCAACTGCTGCGTCAGGCCGGTCCCGGCCGCCGATTCCCAGTAGGCCGCCGCATCGCTCGCTGCCCAGTAGGCGCCCGCATCGGTGGTCCGGTGCGCCGTCGCGGGCCCAGCGATGCCCAGTCCGCCCCAGTGGCGGTGCCCATCGGGGCAGTCGGCGTAGCCGTTGAGGTTGGCGTCAATCGGCAGCCCGCGGGAGCAGGACAGGACCACCCGATCGCCAGGCCAGTAGCCGGGCTCAGAGAGCCACAGCCGGCCGGAGTCGAACCGAGCGTGCGTGATGACGGTCAGGGGTGGCCACTCGCGGCTCAGCTCCAGCTCTCCGCCAGTCCCGAGCAGGCTCATCAGACCGTCCCGCTGATCTCGTTGAACGTGATCCCGACCGGCACCTGCACGATGTCACCGACGGCGACGGACAGACCGACGGACCCGAACAGGATGGTGCCGCTGATGTTCCGATCCAGGAGGATCAGCTGCAGGGTCCGCGGCGTGTCGTCGGCGGTGAGGGCCTGCTGCAGGACCTGACTCACCTGGCTGCTCCGGTCGTACAGCAGTGTGCCCGAGCCGGAGTAGGACCGGAGGCCGTAGACGTAGCTCCGCGAGTCCTGGCCCAGGGCCGTGTCCTCGGGTAGATCCGCTTGGAGCTGCAGGGACACGTCCCGGGCCTTGGCCACGGCAATGCCGTCCAGCCGCAGCTCAGCGTCTCGGGAGGTGAGAACGGAGGCCACGGCTGCCGGCAAGGGGGATGGGTTCAGGGTAGCGGTCAGCGCGGTGGCGCCGATGCCAGCCGGTCCTGAGCCCTCTGCAGGCTCGCTGCAGCGGACTCAATCCGAGACAGCGACTTCGGCCGCAACCGTTCGGCGGCCTTGGCCAGGATCCGCACGGCGTGGGCCGCTGCTGCCAGCCGGGACTGAGCATCGCGGTAGGCCTCGTCGTACAGGTCCAGCCGCTGCACGACCTCATCGGTCGGCACGTAGGACCCGGCCGAGTTGATGTGAACGTAGATCGGTTCGGCCGGGCCATCGTTGCCGACGACCTGCACGGCCCGGATCATTGACCGAGCCTGATGCTTGCGATGCTCCTCCGCCGCGATTGCGTCATCCCACTCGAAGGCGGGATGCAGCGGTGCGGACTCGGGCCGTGACTCATCCACCACAAGGGCAGCGGTCAGCTCCCCGTGATCAGAGCGGATGCGCTCCAGCTCCTGCCCAGCGGTCTGGGCATCCACAACGGCGCGATAGCCGTTGCGGAAGTTGAACTTCTTGGTCATTGATCCTCTTGAGAAAGTGAGTGTTTGCCGTGCCTGCGGTGCCACGCCGGGCCAGGCCGAGCCTCGCCGCACCTTGCCAGGCCACACCTGGCCTGCCATGCCTGATTATCTGCGCCTAGCCAAGCCTCGCCGCGCCACGCCGAGCCGCGCCATGCCTGCGGTGCCCTGTCGAGCCGAGCCCTGCCAATCCACGCCCCGCCTCGCCTGCCGCTCCCGGCCCAGCCTTGCCATGCCCATCCACGCCCAGCCTGCGGCGCCGGACCCTGCCGTGCCCTGCCCGGCCGCGCCGAGCCTCGCCATGCCTGCGGTGCCGTGCCTGATTATCTGCATCACACAATCTCGAACAGGCCGAAGCCGAGGCCTGCGGACTCCTTCGAGTCAGGCCGCCCCTCGCCGATGCCAACCTGGTAGCCGACCCTGGCGATCAGGTTCACCACGTCGTTCTGCTGCAACATTCCGGCGTCGTACCGGATCCGCAGCGTCGCGCTCCACTCCCGGTACATCGGCCTCGATCGCAGGTCAATCACTCCGGTCTGGTTCCGGGTCGGCGTCACCCACTGCTCAGCAGTGCCGCTCGTCAGTCGCACCAACGGCGCCCCATCCACTCGGTCGAGCCCGTCCTGCATGACCATGAACGCCAGCTTGGCGTGCGTCATCTTGAACCCGCAGGCCCTGCAAGCGCTGATCGCCGCGTTGCGGAATGCGGCGGCGTGAATCCCCTCCCATCCCTCGTCGGACACGTGTTTCGCGCCCTCGAACAGCTCCTGGAAGTCCTTGGGATCCTTTGTCTTGCGAGACCTGGCCGCGCCTCCGGCCTCTTGCGTCTCGCGGATCTTCTCCATTGCCTTGGCGCTGAAGCGATTGATCACCAGCGGCGCAGTGCCCTTGATGTCGATGCTCAGATGCCGGAAATCCGGCGGCGTGATCGCCGCGATTGCGGTAGCCATGTTTCTTCGGTGAGTGTGAATGAATGAGCCTCCCGGCCCATGCCCCGAATCATCCCCCCGGCACACCCATCCTGACCGCTGCCCTTGTGCCAGTCCTCAGACTGCCACAGCTCGCAGCTCCACCGTGATACCCACCCGTCCCCGCAGATCACGCTCCTGAGCCTTCTGAGGCGGACGGTCCGGCACGAACCGCCACTGCAGCCCTGGCAGCACAGGCGCATCGCCAGGGGCCCACACCTCGGTCGGCAGGGCCAGCTCTTGCATCCCGCAGTCGCTGGACAGCCATGCCGCCTCGATCGCCTCCCAGTCGCTCACGGGTCGCGCGTCGAACCGTAGGGCCAGCGAGGCATCCACCGCCAGGCTCCCCCTCCGTCGTCGGAATGTCAGGCCGGCCTCGGATCTGGTCTCGCTGATCGGCACCGCCGGCGGCTGGTACTGCCGACTGGCCGGCCGGATCGCAGGGAATGGCACGCTCACGAGATCACCACCTGATGCAGGTCGGACCGTCCCAGTCTGGTGACCCGGTACGTGCCGCTGGCGGTGCCGGACAGGTCCAGCAGGGTGCCACCCGGGGCCGTCGCCACGGTGAACTCATTGGCCGTCAGCCCGCCCGCTCGGACCCAGTAGGTCGTCTGCTCCTGCAGCCCCGTCGGCAGGGCGCCGGTAGTCGCGGTGAATATCACCGGATCGCCCGCGGCCAGCCCGTGCGCCGTTGCCGTTGCTGTGTCCGTCGTCAGGTTGAACGTCACCGCCTTGTCAACGATCCGGTCCGTCGCCACATAGCTGGTCACTCGGCACGCCAGTTGATAGGTGCCGGCACCGGTGAACGTCGCTGACACCGTGCCCAGGTTCGTTGCGTTCCACGTCACCAGCCCACCTGCCGGCACCACCGGGGCCGTCCAGCTGTAGCTCAGATCTGTTGCGCTGCCCGACACCGCCGCCGAGTAGCTCGCCGTCACCGGGCTGGTTCCCGTCGCCGCGCCGCTGATCGTCACGGTGCCGATCGTCGTGGTCGCATCAGCCGCGACCGCCAGGATCGGATGGGTGTCGGTGATCGTCACAGCCCCGCGCGTCACCGCGCAGCTCGCGGTCTTGCTGCCGGCGCTGCTGGCCGTGATCGTCGTGGTCGCCGCCGAGGGGCTGCCGAACGTCAGGCCTGTCCCGGTCCAGCTGTAGCTGAACCCCGTCCCGGTCCCGCTGATCACCGCCGCATAGTTGCCAGCCACCCCGACGGTCAGGGTCCCGGGCCCTGTGATCGTCACGCCGGTAAAGCTGCTGGTGATCGTTCCCGGCGCGTCGGTGCTGCCAATGGCGCCCTCGATGATCCAGTTGCCTGCCACCTCCCAGCCCGCTGACACGTCGCTCATCCCCTGCTGATCCGTCGGCCAGTGCAGCGCCGTCACCTCGATGTTGCCCGCCTCGTTGAACGCCATCGACTGGACCTTGTAGGTCGTCTCAGTCCCGAACACGTCCGCCAGGGTGAACACCGCCGACGACTGGCCGACCGCCTTGCCGCCCAGGACCTGCAGCTGCACCTCCTGGATCTGCCCCACGCCATTCCACAGCAGCACGTCGTAGGTGCCGTCGGCGAGGGCCTCGCTTGCGGTGATCGTGCCATCCGCCAGGATCGCCCCGTTGCGCGGATTGGCGTAGGCCACGGTCTCCATCGCCAGCCGGAAGCACCGCCCGGGGCTCAGCGTCGCCTGCTGGGGCACAGTCTCGAACGTGACCTGATGCGTGATCAGCCGCCTCAACCTCGCCTTGAGTCTCCCCACGTCGATCGCGTGGCGCTCGCTGGTGCACCAGTCCGACAGGTCCAGGGTCTCGAGCGGTGCCGTCTCGCTGGTGCCGGCCTCTCTGACCGTCACCTCTCGCACGACCGGGAACAGGCCTCGATTGCTGCCGTCGCCCTCGGCCCGTCGCTCCTCACGCCACTTCACCGACACCCGGCACGGCTGGCGCTCGGCCTGGTCCACATAGCTCAGCTTGAAGCTTCCCTCGACGATGTTGCCGGCATTAAACAGCCCCGTGATCTCCTCCGCCTGGTCAAACAGCACCGCCGGCTGCAGGTAGCTCACTCCGTTGCGGGTCACCAGGTCCAGCAGGAACAGCGCCGCGGTGTCGTTGCCCCAACTGCGGATGTTGACCGGCTGCTGCAGTGCCCCGTCGTAGAAGTAGCGCCGTCCGCGGGTCCACTCGGTCGCATAGGCGAACGACGCCACATTAACCTGCAGCGGGCTCAGAATCGACCCGACCCCGTAGCGCTCGTTCTGCAGCCCTGCTGCCAGCAGCTCAGGGAACGAGTGCGATCCGTCGATCCCGTCGTTGACGTAGACGCTCAGCTGCCCCAGCTGCGTAGCCTCACTGCCGCTGCGGATGTTGATGCCGACCAGCGTCAGATTGTCGTAGCTCGGTGTTGTTGGCGCCGTATCGATCACATTGACGTAGGTCACCTCGTGCTCAGGCGCACCCGTGCTGGCGGTGATCTCGTCGTAGACGAACTGCTCAGCCAGCCGGGCCCACTCATCGACGTAGTTTCCGCCGTCAACATTCGGCATCCCGATTCCGCCGCGGGTGTTGATCGTGCATGGCATCTGGAACGTTGATGACTGGCGTGGCACGATGTCGCCCGGCACTCGCACCACCACCGAGCCGTCGCCCACGGTCAGCAGGGTGGAGAGCCGCGCGTCGATCACCACCAGGTCACCGGTGGCCGTGCCGCTGCGCACCTCCCACCCGCTCACCGGGTCCATCCGCACCTCCCACCGCTGCCGAGTCGGGAACTCCAGCCTCAGGAACCCGAACTGAGCCTGCTGGGTGCTGCCAGCCGCCCCGAACAGCTGCGGCAGGGTTGACCAGCTGCTGCTGCTGCCGGCGATCCGGTAGCGCACCCGCCAGAACGAATATCGGGTCTCGGTCTGCGTGATCGTCCCGCTCTGGTAGATCGTCACCCGCAGGATCTGATTCGGCGGTAGGTAGCTCAGGTTCATGTAGTCGCATGCCCGGCCATCGACCTCCGCATAGGGCAGCGCGTCGCGGAAGTTCATCAACCCGCCGACCCTGATGCCAACCGTTGAGCGGATGCCGATCTCGATCACCTGCGCCGGCTGCGGCACCGCCACGGTCGCCCGGGCCATCCGCAGCACGTGCGGCGCCGCGGTCCCCGATCTGGTGCCACCAGTGCCAGGGAAGTCGGCCGCGCCGGCCTCCACCACCTTGAACGTGGCTGTCACGCTCACCCCGCCACCGATCGGCTGCTGATCCACGTCCGACCGGAACACGTCGTCCGATGGGCTTCTGGCGCTGCAGACGCACACCGCCGACCCGATCCTGTACATCTCCCCAACGATCAGCGCATCGTCCCAGCCGCGCTGGCGGCCGGCGACCGCTGAGCCGATGTCGCCCCGCGACTCGCTGTAATCCCCGGACCCGAACGTCAGGGCCGCCTCGGTGCTGGCGTCCAGCAGCAGGTCCAGCTCGTCGTCCACCAGCAGGGTGTTGTCGACCACCGAGCTGCCGCCGCGGCGATGGGCGGTCAGGCCGCAGCGGCTGGCGCTGATCGCATCGCCCTTCGCCCGCTGCGCCGTCGCGGCATTGTCGCGGCTGCAGACGATCAGCCCATAGCCCTGCTCCGTCAAGGCCTTGTCCCGCGACGTCTGGACATTCGCCTGGGTGATCGGCCTGATGCTCGGGTTCACCCGGTACGCCAGTCCGTTGCCGATCGGGCTGTAGACCCCGAACGTGGTCTGGGTGGAGGGGGTGTAGGTGTAGCACGTCGCCGGGACCCACTCGTTGTTCAGTCCCCGCACCTGAAACACGTCGCCCGCCCCGGCCGCCTCGGCATTGCCCGGATCGTTCGCCGCCAGCCGCC